AGCGGTGCCAAGCCCCGGGCACGCATAACCATCCACTACAAATTCCACGATACTACGCCCACGGATTTTACCCGCACAGTTGACTGCAAGGGCATCCGTGCGGATAATTGTGCGGGTGCGGTAACGATAACAGTAGACTACCCGCCCGCCCCATCTCCCGGAACAACCACGCAGGAGCGAATCATATACCTCCAGTTCCGGGAGAATCTGTCGCAGGGCGAACTGGCGGCGGCGGGTAATACCAGCAAGGCTGCCATCAGTAAGGTGGTAAATAATTGCCACTCCGTGTTCTGCATGGATACCCTAAAAGCCTTTAGCAATTACTTCGGGCTCCCGTATTACTTCATAGGAGCCTATGACCAACTTCCCGATAACACTATTCCCGAACAATTAAAAAAGGGCCGACTCTACCGGCTTATGACATTGGATGAGGCCGCCGCCTTTTTCGGTGTATCCCGCAAAACGTATCATAAATGGGAGCATGGCAGGATAGGCTCCAGCGACAAAGCAAAGCACCCATCTCCGGATAAACTGGCAGAGTGGGCGGCCGTTTTCAGATAAATATTATACTACTTATAAAAGTAGAAATATAAGTAATATAATCATAGCACAAAAGCCCCGGAACTCAGTAGCAAATCGCTATCGAGTTCCGGGGCTGATTCATATTTAATTATAAATCACGCTTCGGCGGCGGCCTTCTCCAGCACAACTTTCAGCACATACATGCCGATGTTGATGGCGGCGGGTACGACAAAAGCATCGCGAATCTTACACCAGCCTGTTTCGGTCGGCGCATCGGCCTTGCACTCTGCGATAACCCGGTCAGCGGCTGCCTGCAGAAGGGCAATGCCTTCATTGGTCAGCCATTTGATAAACTCATCCTTAAGGTTCTTGCCTACGGCTTCAACCTGCAGCGCTTCCACCACGGCGTCACGAATTTCAGTCCACTTGCTCATAGTAAATTCCTCCAATCGTTCGATAATCGTTTGAACAATATAACCGGCAATAACCAAAAGCCCCGTAAATAAAGGGCTCATGGCTATTTAACTAAATTAAAAATCGTTCGAATTTAAGTTAATTCGTTAAAAGTTGAGTTAAACGAGTTAACTAATTGCCTGCTCGTAATCAGTCACACCACGAGCAATGGCACGGGCATAATCGTCGACCTGGAACTTCAGCAGGGCGGCATCTTCCTCATTACTGATGAATGCCAGTTCAACCAGGCAGGCCGGCATGTCAGTATTTCTGACAACGTAGAAATTGGCCTCCTTCAGCCCTCTATCAGGGAAGTCCGGGTCAATCTCAGCGAATGCGCCGACAATCTGGCGCTGGATGCATCCGGCGATATCTCGGCCGCCCACACTGCCGGGGAATGAGAACGTCTCCACCCCGCGTGCAAACTCAGACGCCGCACTGTTACAGTGAATGCTTACGAACACATCAGCTCCCCAGTCATTCGCCGTGTCCGTGATTTCAGACAGGCTATCAGATTGGAGAGTCATTACCTCGAGGCCTGCTGCTATAAGATAGCCCTCTACTAAGTGACCAACCTGAGCGGCAATATCAGATTCGCGCAGGCCGTTACCGCACGCACCGGGGTCAGGGTTTCCGTTGGGGGCATGCCCCGGATTCAGAAAAACTTTCATTGGTTATTCCTCCTTTTCATCATAAAGGGTAACTTGGGGGGTAACTTGGGGGGTATCTTGGGGGGTAACACCCCATGATATAACCTCATCGTTCTCGTCAAACTTCGGCAGCTTAATTCGGTTTGTATCGCGCAGAAATTCATAGGCGTCCGGTAGATAAGCCTCGCAGAACAGCAATTGTTGTTTTAAGTCTAAACTCCGTAACTTTTTAAGCTCCACGCGAACCGCCCTCTTTCTCATGTGCCAGCTGTTCGAGTTTATTCTTCACACTGGCAGGAATTGGTACTCCACAATGGCTTAGATTCTCTGTAATACTCAAGCCTTCATTACCGAGCAGGGCGTACGTCACAAGCAAGCAGAAAATATTTTGGCCAATGGCAAGGTCAAGGTAATGTGCAAATACGACAAAAGTAATGAGGGCAAGTTTTTTGACGATGCCTCTTAAGCCCCGCTTGCTAGACAGTTTCGCCCTCGGTTTCATATACGCCGCCATTACACCGGTGATGTAATCAATCAGCATGAACATCGCCAGCGCTGTCAGCGCATCGTTCCATGCTCCAAAAAGAAAAGTAACCATTGTTCCTGCAACTCCTGTTATGCCTCCCCATGCCACTTCCGTGCGGCACGGAATCATTGATTGTAATACTGCTGTAACCTCGTTCAATTTTCACCGCCTCCGCAAAAAGGGGCGTTACCGCCCCAAATCCACCCACATACATATGAGCGCACCCACCGCCAGTGCTAACGCGATAATGCGCTCAATCGGTTTCATTTCCATTGTCGCTCTCCTGTGGCTCTTCGGGCTGTGTCTTGTACTTGACGCACTTTTCATTTGTGCAGTACCAACGCTTATCGTCCTCGCTATACCACATTTCATGCGCACAACGATTGCAGTATTTTTTCTTTGCCATGATTATTCGCCTCCCACAATCTTTTCGTAGTCCTCGTCATACTGGTCATCAAGTGCCTGTAAATCGGCTTTGAGGCTTTTCATCGTTTCCGTATCGCCATAGATTTGAGCAGTCTGGTATGCCGTCAGCAGGTCGGCTTTGTCGGCATTGTACTGCGCGTCAAGTGCCGCAATTTTTTCATCCGTAGTAGGTTCGGGAGCAGGTGGTGCAGGGTGAAGCTCTGCCCATTCTTCCTCTGTGTAGTAGCCATCGGGTTTAGTTTCCCAAACTTCAATGTTCCCATCTGGGCTGTAATATCTAGGCATAATCATGCTCCTTTCTATCAAGGCGTGTAATATTCAAACCATACGTAGCCATCAGCACCGTCACCGCCAGTATAGCTGGAAATACCACCTGCACCACCACCACCACCGCCTGTATTAGCGATTGCGTTGATACCTGCTCCAGAATACATTCCCGGAGCACCTCCAGTGCCACCGCCAGTGCCACCCGGTGCCGCTTCGCTTGATGATATAGTTTTTCCAGCGGTTTGCCCTGCTTCTCCATACATTGTACCTGTGCCACCTAATCCCCCCATTGTAATATTTTGTGTGCCATCTGGTTTTTGATTTCCACCACGACCGCCACCGCCTGTGTAAGTATTGCCATTATATGTTACAGATGAATCTCCGCCGTTTCCTGCCTTATGTTGGCCACCTAATCCACCTGTACCGCCTCCACCAATAATAACATTTGCGGTATCTTCTGCGGTCATGCTTATATATGCAATGGTAGTACCACCTTCGCCACCGCCACCGCCACCATTGTTGGTGCTATCGTGAAGCGCACCGCCACCGCCACCGCCGCCACCTTTGACGGTGATTTTATACAGCCCCGTCAAAGGTGCAGTATACGTGCCACTCGTGGTGATAATGTCTTTGTGATAGACCATGTTAGCCCCTGTAATATCCGCCTTACCGCTAATATCAACGGGCGCAGGAATATCAGCCGTGCTTGCTACTGCGCGGATTGTCCATGTTACTGTGCCGTCTGTTACGGTATTGCCAATAGCAGGTGACGTGATAACAAGGTCGCCGGAGGAGGTTGTGCCTGGCGATGTACATTCCAAATATAATTTGGCGCCCAGTGAGGGCAGGTAAACAACATCTTTCAGCTCATAATCCGTCTGTCTTTGGCGGATGAATCTGCCGTATACATCTTTGTGGGATTCAGCATCATCGTTGTGTTCCGTAAGGTCTGAAACCGTCAGATAAGCTGCACTATCTACTTGAATCTGAACTTCCGCAGCGTTACCCGTAACAATGTAGACGTCCATAATCTGGTCATCAATCGGGCGGCTCTGGTCGGGAATGAAGTCAACATAGTTGCCGCCATTCGTGTAAGCGTACAGCGTTTCAACGCCGTCTGCCCCAGCTTTAGCAAATACACCAACCTCGCGGGCGAAAAAGCCTTCTTCAAGTCCGCTGTTACCCACGGCAAAGCGAAGTTTAGCCTGTCCATTATCCGCCGAGCCGGAGCTAAGCGGTACATTCATCTTCGAAGAGATAAGCGCCGTCAAGGTTGAAATGCTTTGGCCTGCTGCCAGATTACCGTCACCCAGTTCAACCTTCGTGAAAATCAAAGCCTTACCTTCGGCAATAGACTCGGCAATAAGGTCTTGCCCTGCATTGGTAAGGGTTGTGTTTGGATAATTACTCATTTCCTGGTCCTCCAATCGTTATATGCTTATAGGTATAAACAAGCCCGCCATGATAATTATTGACTGGATAATCTCCTGTGAGATGCGGATCCTTCCCCGCCTCAATGATTGTCCTATGCGTAACCCGAACAATACCGCCCCAATAAAGTTTCTGCTGGACGGATTTCGTATTGCTTATATTGATGGTCAGATTGGCGGGGGCAATCACGCGGGCCAGCCGCCGAACTGCTGCATTCTTCCCCATGGCCGTGGCCGCCAAATCCAGCCACAACTCATATTCATCAGCGTTAAGCCGTTCCGTTACCTGCCCTTTTCCATAAATGCCATCCAACATATTTTGAAAGCTTCGGAAAGTATATGGCAAAGTAGAGTTGATTTTGGTGAGAATCCGCTTTTTCCTCGCATCCAGCGTATCCGTACGCAAGGGATGCAGGTTCAGCATATCCTCCCAACGGGCGGCGCCATCTTTATCGAGGTCATACACAAAGGTATTGGCCATCTGCTTGATAAGTGCTTGCCAGTTGAGCTTCAATTCTGGGTTAATTGCATCAGCCAACGCCTTGAACTCTTTCGCATTGGCAAGGACGTCGGGGAAATATCGTTCTATGCGCACTTCGCGCGGGTTCAAATCAAGTGCCATCCGTCACACTTCCTCTCACCGCCAGCTCATCAACGCCCAGCGTAAGATTTTCCTCGACGCCATTCAGCGTGGTATGCTCAATATCGGTAATGCCGCTAATCGCCAATATGCGGGTTTCCAGTTGTGAGATTCTGACTACCAACCCCACATTGCTGACCTGGTCTGTAGTTGCAACCTGCGTGTTCTGCCACGTTGCATTGAGCTCCTTAAAATAGTCATCAATGACCTTTTCAATCGACTCCCGATAATCCTCAAAGGAGCCTGCAGAGTAGGTCAAATGAAGCCCGATATCGATAGCTGAGTTAATGGCTCCGGCCACCGTCACAACATGACCAATCGGCGCAATCCCAACGCCTTCCCCTTGATGCCCTTCCGGGTCGATAAGGTTCTGCGTGCTGCTGATAAATTCTGCGGTGGGCGGCTCGAACTCTGAGGTCATGAACACCACTTTCACCGTGCCGCCACCATTCCAGACGGGATAAACCTTTACGCCGCCAATACCCTCGATGGCATTGACCTTCTCCCTATAATCGGCGATATTACCGCCGTAGGCCTGACTATCAAAGCTCGCCAGATATCTGGCCCGGAAAACTTCTGTGTCCTCCTCATCCTCGCCCGGGATGGTTACCTCGGTAAGCTCCGCCGTCTGCAGGCCCGCAATATAATCGATAGGCAAGAGCGTACCTGCTGGAACATTGCCAACGACACCTGCAGTCTCACAGCGCATTAGATACGCGCCTGCCGTTACCTTCTCAATAACCTCATAATTCAGGTCATCATAAGAAAACCGAGTGCCAATGGGGATTTCCAAACTTTCGGGCGTAAAGCCTGCCTTTACCACTGCATAAGTAGCGGCATGCGGTGTAAGCCCGCGTTCCTTTGCGCGTTCTATGAGGTAAGACCGTTCTGCGGTATCGCCGAAGGTATTGGTCAGGAAGTAATCACACATCGCATACAGGAGCATTACTTCAATGGAAGCAGGTGCGCAGGCATCATGGATGATGCTGCCCTCGCGCTTGTCCAAATCATCCGAGACTTTGGAAAGCATTCGGGATAATATGACTTCCTGTGTCTGATCTTCATACATTTATATCGCCACCTCCTTCTGCATTTCAATATCTCCATAAATCGACTGAATCTTGAATTTCACCAGTACATCGCCACGCTTCCCCTGTGAATTGTCCCTTACATAGCTGATATCATAATCTGTGACATCATTGATACGGTCATCCTGAACAAGGGCCTCTGTGATGCGCCGGGGAATCTCTGACAGCACATAAGGAATAGGCTTTCCGAACAAATCCTGCAGTTCAACACCATAATTCCAACTGTAGATGACATGCTTATACCGTTCCGTATTCAGTATCTTATAGGCGGCCTGCTGAACAGCCGTAAGCTTATCGACCAAGGTTCCCGCCACTTGTTCATCGGAGATTCTCATTTTATATGTCTTATTGGGCTGAATTTCAGCCGTTTCCATCAGCGTACCGGTATCACTTACGCTGGTATCAGGCAAAAGTGCCACAAAGCATCACCCCCACTGTCCACTAAGATTTGTATGGTCACGATTTCTCGATACCACCAGAAAGCTCTGGCCGCCTGCCTGCCGGAGCAAAATTACCGTTTCCCCAACGTGCAGGCTGTTATAAACCGTAATACGTTTTCGCCCCATATAATCATGGTTATGACTGGCGAATTCAGGAAGTCCACTACCTCCAGCCCGGTTCTCAGTGGTATGCTTTACCTCGATATCTACGTTGTAGTCCCGAACCGCATCGGTCAGCTCCAAGAACTCCTCCGTTACGACATCCTTTTGCTCAACGCGAATCGTCAGCGGACTCACACCAATAACTTCACCAAGGCACCAATCGGCAGGGTCGCCTGCAGCATTTGTCTGTTTTGCCATCTGCTGGAGTGTTTGCAGTAAATTTGCACCGCTCATCCTGTAATCACGTCTCCCTTCACCGTAAGATCCATAGTGTGAAGGCCATTATCAAATTTATGCTTTACTGTTTCCACGATAACCTGCTTTGTTAGTTTCATATCGCCCAGATTGAGGTCTACATAAATCATTGAACCTGCACGAACCCGCAAATCACCAAAAGCCCCACGAATGGAAAGCGTTCGTTTCACCCGGTTATGGAGCTTAAGCTTGGTGTCAGCCATCTGACCGAAGTTCATTGCTTTCTTAGGGTTGACAGATTCCGTCAGCTGCAGAACGCCCCAGCGTTTGATATTGGCACTGTCCTTGGACATCCATACATCCCGCTTGCCAGTCTCTTTGTTGTCGTAGTAGAGCTTTACCTGATTGTAGGTGTCCTTATCAATATCCGATGAATAAGCAAAGTCCTGCGCGGTTTCGGCATCGATAAGAATATCCACCTGCATATCCTGCAAGTCCTTAAGTTTCAGCTCCCCGAAGTCATCAAAGAACGCATACAGCTTGCCATTGTTTTCGGTCGTCATATCCAGCGTAGTTTGGATGATGTCCATGAGTGTCTTATTGGCCCCACGGTACTTTGGGATAACATAGCCGGTATCGGCCATATCTCCTTTTTCCTTTCCCACCTTCAGCTGAAAATCATCCGCTATCTGACGGATGATGTCGCTGGCTTTCTTGTTAACGAAGTTGTAAATGTCCTTGTTCTTTAGGTAACGTATCTGGTCATAAGCAGTGACTGTAATAATACCGTCCTTGCTCCGCTTCTTGATGAACACATACCCATAAAAGAAATTAGTGCCGCCGAAATTGGCCTGTACCTCATCGCCCTCATGGAAATTGAGTGTTTCATCCGCCAGTACATTAAAGGTGAGTTTCCCAGGGCTGCCCTTCCAGGTCAAATCCCAGGTTACTCCCTCCTGCACTGCTGGCCAGTAGTACTTATCGTTTTCCTTGTCATGGATAATCAACTGCATTTCCTGCTGTGTGGCAGAAACCGCAGCACCCATGGACGGCTGTTGTGTGGACATGAAATCAGCCAAGGTGCATCACCGTCCCCGGAATCATCGTTGCGCAGGGGTTCGTTATCCCGTTAGCCCCCATCACCGCACGCCAGTCAAGAGAACCATTGGAAACGCCTTTGACCGCTTCCCAAACAGACTTCTCATTTCGAATCTGCATAGCCGCAGGGATTGTTTTGCCAATCGCGGGGCGGGTCTCTTTAACTGTCAAATGCTTTTTGCCATTTTCATCCGTGGTAACTTCACATTCCTTCGTGCCATAGGGCTTGTACTGCTTGAACTTCAAAGGGCAGGTAACATCGAGCCCGTCCTTGGCGTCCTCGTTAATGCTGTAATCTTCCAAGGTCACATACATATTGGTATCAAAGAGCATGGAAAATGCCCCCGACATTCGGCAGATAACCAACTGCAGCGGATACTGGTTAGCCTTTGCCTGCTTGAACTTATCCAAGAAGTAGGATGCTTTCTTGAAGCTGAAGCTGTTCCCCAGAAAACTGCTGGTCAGTGAGTCAACCAGCGAGGTATCATAATCGGCAAAAGGATAACTTTTATTGGGGAGCCGGGCATCAAAAGAAATCTCTGTCAGCCCCGGCTGCTTGATGATATTTACTTCGCCCTCATTGATGAGGGTTACCGTTTTATTCTTTCCCTTGACCTTGATGGACATTTTGGCCGGCGGAATCGGCAGCATGACGGAATCTATGAAAAAGTAGTAACTCATACCGGATGCACCTCCTCAGCGCCTGCCTTCATGGCCTCAATCAAGCTATCATTCAAATAGGTCATCATGCCATCCACATCAACACCATTGGAAATGTTGTTACTGATACCGCCCATGTCGATTTTGACCTCAGCCGTCGTATAACGGTTGATGGCCTCCTGCGTAGCCATATCGCGCAGGTACTTCAAATCCTCTTCTGCGATATCCATGGCATCTGCCATACGACCGGTATTGCCCGCCGTATCCTTGGCGGCCTTACTTCCTTCGCCGGGGCCGCCATAAGCAGTACCCGGATAACTGCCGCCTCCACCTCCGGCAGAACCTGTCATATCCGGCATCTCAATGGTAGGAATGTAATCGTGGATGTCAAAGTTCTGAACAAAGTCGCCAGCGGCTTTGCTCCATGCGCCTGCATCCGCACGATAGCTGATTTCTCCAACCTGCCCAATACTGGTACCGAACAGATTATTTATCCCTTCCGCCGCTTTGTTAATCATCTTAATCAGGCCATTGATTTTATCAATCATGAAGTTTACGGCATTGGCAACTATGCCAGCCATCGTGCTAAATGCACTAGCCAAGGCATTACGCAGGCCATAGGTGTGGAGCGACCATGCGGCAAATACGCCAATAGCCACGGCCACCAAGGCGATAACCACGCCAATGGGGTTCAGCGACATTACAATATTCAGCAAAGCCCATGCCCCACGCAGGCCGTTGGTAACCATCGTCCATGCTGATGTCAGGGCAATGGCAATCGTTGTTCTGAGGTTGAGCAATGCCAGAATAGCCTCTTTGGCATATCCTGCCGCCACCATTCCCCATTCAACCAGCGTTGCCGCCGCTACCGAAAGCACATAACCATCCACCAAGAGGTTCGTTGCAATCCAGTAACCAGCATATATGGCAAGGCCTGCCATGCCGATTTCGAGGAATTCTTCCATGTACTGACCAGCTATCTGGAAGCCAGCCCCCAGCCAAGAACCCACATAACTGCCAACTTCTCCAATTACGCCTGCCAGCCACTGCATATTATTGATTAAGCCGCTGACGGCATTGGCTGCCACAACAAGACCAGCAACAACCAATTCCGAAAATCTTTGCGCACCGGGACTGTTGGCCAGCTCGTTGATTTTTAGCAAAGCGGGAGCAAAGGCCTTCTGCCCCGCATTTTCAATCTGCTGCCAACGCTGGCCCCAAGTCGTGCCCATAGACTGAAACTGGCTGTCGATTTCTCCCATATTCGTGAGGATGGCATTTTTCAGAATGTCTGCGGTAATTTCACCTTTACTGGAAATTTCCTTAAGCATTCCGGGGTCAATCTGCATGTACTTTGCCACCATCTGTTCGATGAGCGGGGCCGCTTCTGCGATGGAACGGAACTCATCCCCCTGCAGTTTCCCGGAACCGAGAGCCTGCGTCAACTGGAGGAGCGCATCCTTCTGCTGTTCAATGCCGGTACCACCAATAACGAAAAGCTTCTGAATCCCTTCCATGAACGGAACGACTTCCTTCGGGTCAGGAAAGGCTTTCTTGGCCGTCATGGCTATCTTGGATACTGAATCCGCCATCTGGTCGTAACTGCCCCGGGCCCTTTGGGCGGAACTGTATATCAGTTCATTAAGCTCTGCAGCCTTTTGGGCGCCACCAGCCACCAAGCGCAGGCGAGCCATAATCCCCGCATAGGCATCACTGGCTTTTATCAAACGCCCCGGCAATTCTCCCAGTTGCGAAAATACTGCCATAAACGCATTTGCTGCCACTGTGGCGATAGCAAACTGCCCTGCTACTCCCGACATAGCCTCCCGCAGACCGCTAAAAGCACCGCTTCCTGCTGTACGCAGTTTACCGCTTAGATTGGTAACCATACTGCCCAAGCGGCCAATGGGGCCCATTGCCATTTCCACACCGTTTGCTACGCCCATGGAGCCCTGTGCCGCCGCAGTTTCCATTCGTGTTGCAGCACCTGCTGCACGGTTGAACTTCCCAATGGTTTTATCCACATTGCGGTCAATTTTACCCAGCACAGGCGAAACACCGTCTGCCAAAGAAATAGCCTGCTGTATCGTAGCCATACACATCCTCCTTTCTATATTTTTCCGCAAAAGAATAAGCCCCCAACCTATGAGAGCTTATCTTTTACTTTTTCCGCCGTTTGGCCTTCTTGGCCTCTTCCTTATCCTTCTTCAACTTGACCGCAATCGCCGCAAAGACGAAAGCACGCTCGGGTTCAGGAAGGCCAAAGAGCTTACTGGGCGGCCAATGGAACTTGTGGAGAGCATAATATGCGATATTCGCATAAAAGTCGTCTCCCTCGATTAGTTTTTTGCTTTCTTGATTTTCTCGTCCATGCCGATATCAAACGAGTTGGCCTGCATAACGGCGCTGAACAAATCCTGATATTCGCCGGGGGTGAGCATCTTCTTGACCAAATCAGCGGCTCCCACTGCACTATACGAGGACTGGAGCTGTTCGCTATTGAGATTCGGATACTTCACGCAGGCGCAGATAAGCTCTGCCGCATACGCTTCCTGGTCTACCCGCATACGAGTCTCGCGGGTGCCCGGAACAAACTGTTTACGTCTGCACCGATTTGTCAGCGCCTCATTCTCATCATTCGTGATGGGAGAGATTTTCCAAGGCACAGGTTTGCCCCCGGACACAAAGCGGGGCGATGCCACATACTCAATCTCATCTGCTTTGATTGCATTTTCCAGCAGGAACGCCTGCAGATTTTCTTCTGCCATTTACTTATCCTCCTCTTAAACCGTCATACCATCCAGCTGTGCGAACTGCTCCGGCTGTTCGATATCTTCAAAGGTGAAGTCGATATCCTGCTCCAGCCATTCACCGTCAGCATCGTAATTTGCCACAATGGCGCTGTCGATGTTGCAGTCCTTCAAAATCGTCGTCTGCCGCCCTGCTGCCGATGTCGGGTCGTTGTTGGATATCTGCATATCAAAATAGGTATCCTCACCAGTGCTCTTGAGCTTGAGAAGCATCTGGTCAAAGAGGGCCGTATTCTTATAGATGGTCATGGAGCCGGTGCCATTAACACTTACGGTTTTATGGCCCTTGCTCATACGCCCCAGGATAGCGACCTCCTGCTTATCCTTTTCCAGCTTGGCTTCAAGGTTCTTGGCCTGAAACAACAGATAACGGTTGCCGTCAATCGTCACAAACGCACTCGCCATTTTTGCGGCAACAACATCTTTTGCCTGCATCGTGCGGATTGCATCAATAGCCATGTATGATTCTCCTTTCTAAGTAAAAGGACGGAGCTGCCTCCGTCCCACAATTCTCTTATTACGCGACCTCTACAGTGAGATAAAGCTTTTCCATGCAGCAGGTCGGCTGTACGCCATAATCCAGCATTACCGTGGTCTTGGCTTCGCCCTGCGTCGGAATAGGAACATCCTTCGGGTCGAAGTTCTGGATGGCACGGACGCGCTGGTACTCTTTGTGGAGCGCCACAATATCGCCCCAGAGAGCCACACGGCCGTCCTGGTCATTCTGTTCCTTGCCCAGATACGTTTTGTTGAACAGGCGGGCCACATCAATGGCAATCTGATCCAGCACACGGATAACCTGATTGAGGGCAAAGTCCTGATTTTTCTGCTTCGTGAAGCTCGTGAAAGTGTTGATATCCGTCAGAACCTTAACATCACCAACCACATCACCGGATACGGAATCCGCCACATTATGGAACATCAGCATGCCCGAAGTGATGGCCTGTTCCAGCTCCGTCTGCTTATACTTCGTGTTGATGGTATACTCACCATCATACGTTTTATTGGTGCAGGAAGCGTTAACTGCGCAGGAGGCCTCGGCACCAGTCAGCCAGTAAACCGTAGAGCCCGGCAGTGCGCCGGTATCCTTGACCGCATTCTTGATGGAGATAACGCCCTCATAATCCACATTCTCGCGGCCGTAGATGACCAGCTGGAACTTAGCGCCCGAACTGTCACGCATACGCTTCGTGAACTGGATAAGGAGCTGCTGAATCGTGTTGTCACTGCCTGCATACCCCATGGTATTGAAGTAATACGGCTCAATAGCATCGATGTATTCCTGATACTGCAGACCGGTAATCGAATCGCCATTGGAACCGCCCGAAAGGGTTACCCCTGCAGTAAGCGCCAAATCCTCCGTGCGGATCCAGTTAACATAATCGTTATCTGCAACATCATCCCAGGAGCTTACGCCCTTCTGTTCATCCACTTTCGCGTTGGTGCCATCAACCACCATATAGGTTACGACATCGAACTTCGTGGGGTCATCCACATTAGCCGTTACCGCAACCGTAATATCATTGCCGCGAATGCCAGGGTATTTGGCTCTGGCAATTGTGCCTGCTGCCTTCACAGCGCCATTGTCCAACCGCCAGAAGTATCCGGTCTTAAGGTTGAGGAACAAATCCCGCAGCGGTTTCAATTCATCCGCCGTGTAATCATAGCCGAAGTAGGCCATGCTGTTCTCCTGGAAATCCTCTGCTGTTACCGTGAACACCTCGCCCACAGGACCCCAATCCAATTCAAGGGCCATAGTGCCATAGCCCCGGTCAGCAATGTCCGTGGTTGCACGAACCTTGGAAACGAAATTGATATAAGTGCCCGGCAGTTTCTTATTCTGGAACAGCCAAGTGCCGCCACCAAGTGCCATTCAAATCACTCCTTCCCATTTACCTTTTCAACAACTTTTGCCGTCTTGAACTTATCAATGGCGGCATCCGCCTCAGCCAGCGTGTACTGCTTGCCATCCTCCAGGACAATCATCAGCACATCGCACCAAGCGCGGTATTTCTTGGAATTGGCCAGCGCCTCCTTCGTGTAGGTGGCTTCGGCCGCTTTCTTTTTATCTGCCATACTGTTCACTCCTTCAAATGGCCAGTCTGTATAAGGGTTTCCATGTATTCTTCCCGGTCGAGGACCTTGAACACAAAGAAATCATAATCAATGAAGAAATGCAGGACACCGTCCTGTACCTCATAATGGATACCTGAACCACGGGTAAGATTGTCACCGATATGGATATATTCCAGTGCCATGGATAAGGTATCTGCCACCTCCGCAAGCTCGCGGGCAATTTTTTCCCGTTCTTCCGGATGGTACTCAATATCGAGGCTGTATACTCTTCGGTATCGGTTTCGAATAACCAAATCCTGTGATACCGTCAATATCCGAATGAAAAAGCAGGGCTCGCTGAGCTCCTGCTTCTCTTCATCCACATATATCGTTGTTTCATTTCCGAAGGTATCCCTTAATTTCTGAATGATACCCGTGATTATATCATTGCCCATCGAATACCTCCCGTAAAAACTTATTCAGCTTCCGCTGCAGGATAGCTGGCGCCTGCGCACTAAGCTCTTTAGCGCTCTTGGTCATCATGAACTGACCGCGAACCCAGCTTTTCTTTAGCTGCTTGCCCAGCACCGGCACAAACCTGCCACTCTGCTGCCGATGGCCATACTCCACATACGAGGCATAGGACACCGGATTCTTTACCACTATGATGTAATAGTTCCCTTGGTGGGAAACATGTATCGTTCGTGAAAACTGCATGGGATTGGTCTGCCCGCCGCTTTTGGCCGCGCCCTCGCTCGTTGCTGTCCAGCCACGGCGAAGTGTCCCGCCATTGGTGAGCCTCTTGAGCTTAGGCTTGCCGTTCTTGCCCTTGGCATAAGTGCCATCGTTATTGCGGACGGCTTCAAATACGCCATCACCTACCGGTGTACGCTTGATGACTTTGGTCAGGAAGCGGGCTGCCATCTCCCTGCAGGAGCTCTCAAAGAACTGCTGCTTTTGCGATCCCGTCAGCGCCTGATTGATTCTGGCCCTGAGCATTTCCAAACCGCTATTATCTACCTTTGCCATCACGCATACTCCTCTGCCAGCTTGAGGGCAATTTCCTGATGTGTGGCATACACCTTAGCAGGGCCACTATTTTCATAGTTCGTGGTAACCCCGCATTGCGTAACCGTGATATAGCACCCCGGAGGAATAGCCACATCCGGTGTGAGGAAAAGCGTTATTCCCTGTTCAATCGTATCAGCCGTAACAGAATCGGCTGCCGCCGGTGCCCGGTCATAGGACAACCGGCAGGGAGCATCTTCAAGGTAAACAGTCCGTTCCTTGATATCCTCCCCTGTAGAGGCCCTTGTCTGTTCATAGCGATAAATTGTGCAGGTTCCATCGTAACGGCTCTCCAGCAGGCCTCTGGCACGCCTCAGCGCAGTTTCAAACTTGCCCATCGGTTACCACCTCAACCTTCTATATTGGTTCAACTGCGGAATATAATTCTTTAGCAGGGAGGCCGCAAAGGTTGCCTCGTACTTGGTAGAGCCGAAGTTTACCTGCGTATCGCCTTCCTTGATGGAAGTTACGTTTCCGCCCGCTCCATCCGCATCACCAATACCCTCATTACGGTAAAGGTCCATGGCCATGCGGTAAGCCGTGTTCTTTAAGCCGTTGGGCAGTTCGTCAAGGTTGCAGTAGTTCAGAATAACTTCCTGCACATCATCCAGTATGAACGTGAGAACGGCATCCTGTGATGTATCCGATACCGCCAACCCCAATAACGGTTTTAGCGCTTCAAGTTCAAGTGTCACCATTTACCACCTCCTTAAAAATGGGCATAAGAAAACCGCCTGACTGCTCAGACGGTTCACATACCCATAAACTTTGCAATGAACGACGGGATTGTAGAAATCAATCCCTGTTCAGTCATATTTCTCATTTTCTGCATCAGCGAATTTTCTACCAGATAGCTGATTCCTGTAGGCGTAATCGCAAAACGACGCGTGTACTTTATCCCTGGCCAATCCCTACCCGGAATAGACACCAAAGAAGCCCCTTCAACAAGTCCATCCTCCAGCAGATGTATCAGAATGTAATCCCAATACCGCTCGTTGATGTTCTTGTCAGCACGGAATTTATCCAGCGCCTCGATATTCGGGAACTGGCCTTCCTTCAAGCACTCGTACAGATAACTCAGCAACTGGTAGACAATAACATGGTAATCATTGGCTGCCATAACACACCTCATCGAATGCCACGTCTAATTTCATCCAGCATTAGCTCATGATCCAGTTTGAAGAACTTCTCTCTGGCTTCCACAATATGCTTTGGAGTTCCGGGCTTCAAGATACGGTCAAAACCATTAGGTGCTGTAATTAAGTAAGGCGTATACAGCTTACGCAAATCTTCCAATTCCTTTGGCAATTCCATACAACGCATATTGCTCACCTCAAATCTTCATATACCTTAAACTCTGTATAGGCTTCATCGTATTTTTTATCATCCAATGATGATTGAGCATACTCACTTACCCTACCTACATTATATCCTTGCTTTTTAAGTCTTTCAACGGCTTTTTTCGCTTTACGATTCATTTCGGCTATGTATTTTACATAATCCTCAGTGTTTCGTATAGGCTTCCCGCTATCAATATATTTGCGGGCTTCCAGCCAATGATAATACTCGTGAAGCAATGTACTCAGGTAATTGTCAGAAGCAGCATATGAAGATTGCATTGAGAGTGCTTTACGTTTATTCCCGAGAGCTTCATCCAAGAATATGACATTATCCAATGCCAAATATGAGGCCAGTGCCGGCTTCTGCATATCCGCATGACTGACGACATAAACCTTTGGCATATCATCCCTCTGGACTTTTAATATATCCAGTACCTGTGTAATCGCACCGTCTATATTATGCAAAGCTTTAGGCTTCAAGGTCACACTCTCTGATACATATATCGGATTAGTGGCAGTCAGGACACGATGCAGAGTTATTTCCCTGTCCCCGCGATGAGTTTTCACAGCCTGTTCATTATTAAGCTTAACGGGTGCATAATTTTGAGTTGTAGCAGGGTCTGGCGTAGTTGCACGAACCTGTTCAGCATACTTCTTCTCCCATTCGGGATAAGTCATATCCGCTGGCACCATGACACGCTTCCCTGTATCCGGGTCACGCGCTGCACGCTCACCGCTTATCCCTTCATCGTCCCCAAAGTAAGGAACAATGCAGGAACGGCACCAGCAGTGCATAGGCGGCGCATTGGTTCCGGGCTTATAGTCCTTCACCTTGTATACCTTGCCATCATGTGCACGGCAGGTTTCCGAGGTTTTGCGGTCAAGGGTAGCCACAAACTCATATTCTTCAACATCAAGGTCAGCAAAACAATCACGCTGGGCTTTTCCGCTGATGAAAGCGCTCTCCGTCATAACAAGGCGGGCGGCTGCAGATTTGGCAGCATTCATCCGCTTGGCGATGTTCTTGACCGCCGTATCGAGCTTATCGCCACGTGCAACGGCGTTCTGCATCTCCTGCTGGAGCGTGCTTACCAGTTTATCCTTATCCCGCCACAACCTGTCGGAGAAATTCTTTCCATCAGCGACCCAGGGATTTTTGACGATGGTATCAATGCGCTGGGGATTAACCGCAGACAAATCATAATGGACGCCCATGCCGGTATCTATCGTAAAGGCACTCCTGCGGAAGCCCTCGGTGTAGATATCCTTCATGAGCTTATCAAGCCCATCCACCTGATTACCGTAAAGCACCTCAAGCTGTTGCTGGAGTTGTAGCTTCATAGCCTCGAACCGGGTGATATGTACCTTTGCGGATGCGTTTTCGAGCTGTTTTTTCCACTTGTCGGTGTAATTGCTCTCACGCCCTCTTTTTATGTACTCTTCCACAGTCCAATGAAACTCTTTTAGCTCATCCCGTGACAACAGCTTGCGGGCATCGGCAGCCGAGATTTCATTGTTATCGCCCAGACGCTGATACCAGCGGGCAATTTCCTTTTCAATCTCTGCCATGGTCAGCTGGAACTGCCGTTCAACCTCATCGGCGTTATACCGTTCGCCCTTTTGCAAAAGCGCCGCTTCAAGTTCTTCAAACCGGCGCTGCCAATAAGCAGAACTTTTCATGCGGCGCTCCTTTCATCAGCCCAGCTTGTGCTTGAAGCAAACCATGCGGATTGCTTTCGGCTCGTAAACACGCTGCCAGTTCTGGGCATTGGCCAGTTCTGCGCGGCTTACAGTTTCCTGATTAGCACGAACAGCGCCAGTGAACTTGATTCCGCGCGGGTGCAGGATGAAGGTCTTGCGGTTGATGAGGTAATCAACGCCGGAGCCTTTGCGCTTCTCGCGGTCAAGTTCAGTCGGTACAAAGCCCACAGGAGAGCCGTTGCCGTACGCAATAGCGCCGTTACCGAACAGGTACGTCGTGTATACGCCGTTAGCTACCGGGCAACCATCGTCAACGATTACGCGGCGGCCCTGGTAGGTATCGAATTCAACATCCGTGGAATCGCGTTCCGTCTGGATGAGGTTCTGCTTCTTGAGGTATGCCTTGGTTGCAGAGTGCATAGCAACTGCAGTGAGCTGGCCCTGTGCATCGCCCAGGAGCTGGCAGGCATCAATGAAAGCGGATGCGGAAATATTTGCCGCAGCGCCAGTACCACCCGAAATATCGAGGATATGATCTTCCAGCGGGGTTACGGTGGTACTGTCAGCCGTATAGGAGCCAAACACACCATTCAATTCATTGATAAGTTCCTTCTGCATATCGCGGGCCCAGAAGCCAGCAACGAGGGAACCGATAGCGGCCATGGGGTCCTTGCCTGCCAGTGCGGCGGAAAGGTCGGTGGCGCTCCATGCCTTAGCGCGGCGGATGGTCGTGGACACATCCATCTTGCTGGTGATTTTAGCAGCGGTCAGGTCGGTGCCTTCCACCACGTTTTCAGAGTCACCAGTCAGATCTTCGAAGAACGGCATGTTATGCACCGGGGCCGCTTCACTTGCGAGGCGGTCAAACTCCGGAGAGTGCGCGATAATGCCACTCTGGAACAATGCGGAAAGTTCCATGGTTTTCTGCACCGTATACGGCGTGAAAAGTTCAGGAACAATAACATCAGCTAAAGTAGTACCCATAATTTAATTCCTCCTTAAATCTGTACCCCCGCTTCGGCGGCCATTGCACGCGCCTGTTCGGGGTTATCTCTTAACATCTTGCCCTGTTCCGTCAGATTGAAGGTCTCCTTCTTGAACGGATTCGTGGCGGGCGGGTTATTGCCCCCGCCGTTCGGATTGTAATTGGGGTTGCTGGCAGATGTGCCCTTGAAAAGGAATGCCTTATCCTTTTTCAAAGCTTCCACCTGTTCAGTAAGCCCGGTGACTTTTCCATCTTCACCTAAGATGAGTTTTGCCTTGTCGATAAGGCCTGCCACAATATCGGCGTCCTGGGCGCTGTCAGCGATAGCCAGCTTCACAGCAGTGTCAATCTTCAAGGCTTTGGCCTGTGCCTCAAATTCGGCCTTCTGCTGTTTATTTGCGGCCTGCAGAGCTTCAATTTCCTTCTTGAGGCCCTCATTATCGCCGGCGGATTTCTTCAAGGTGGTAAGCTGCTTGTCACGTTCTGCCAGCTGGTCAGTCAGCGACTTTTTCGACTCATTGACCTCATTGAATCGGGCCTTTGTTACAAAGTCCCCATCGAGGTAATCCTTCACTGCCTTTTCAGCTTCATCCATCTTGTCATCGGCAACACCGATATTTTTAAGCAATTCTTTGATTGTCATGGTAATTTCTCTCCTATCCGGTTTTTACGGTGGTAACCTAGCCACCAAAAGGATTTATTTTTCAGTTTTCGTGGTTTTCTTCTTAGTGACGGCCTTGCCTGCCACTAAAAAAGGCGTATCCGTGTTGATGCATTTCTGCACCAGCTGAATTACGCCATTTTCGTTTGAGGTTTTCATCACCGCCGAAATCGGGAAATCCTGCCCGAACTTTTCAGCGTACTCACAAAGCAACTCATACATCGTTGTTGTCACCTCCCTCATTATCTGGCGGCAAGTCTACGCCATAGCTGTTCATTGCCTCCATCTCTTCCTGGTGCTCCTTCTCGATTTGCTCCAGTTCCTTCTCCGCATCTTCCACAAAGGGGTGATTCTTGAGGATGGTTTTCTTTGAGACAATACCCACAGAGTTCTTGCACATCCCAGCCAGTTCTGCATCATTGCGGATACTGGTGCGCGTCCATGTCTGGATAATTTGCCCCACTTCCTGCCCATGCGCTCTGCAAATAGCCCGGACAAGCTCCGCAAGGCCTATTCTGAACTCTGTCTCCATAAGCCCTGCCTTAATCTCCAGCAAAGCATACAGGAACTTCATAGCCTCTCCGCTGGTGGAATCAATGCCCTGCTGTTGAGGGTCAATCCCCTGCCCGGTATCAAAGATAGCCTTACGGGTCAGTTCCAGCAGTTTATCGCGGGCCTCAACCGGAATATCGATGTTGAGGGTGGAAACACCGCTCTTATCGCCGTCTCCGGTAGAATCAACCTGAATGGATTTGTAGTATTTGAGGTCAGACAGGAACTGCTTCATATCCTGCCCGCCGTAATTGGTGAGCACCAAAATAACTTCCTGAATGTCCTCCAAATCATCCACAAAGCCCGAGAATGTCTTGTCGTAGGTATCGATAAGGCCCTTCACCGCGTCAAGGTCGCGGGTAGCAATGTTGTTATTGAAGAAGGGGATAAACGGAACCCTGCCCCAATTATGGAGCAACCTGTAATCTGCATCCGTCAGCCCCGCCGTGTAGAAGTCGGTGAACATGGGATAATAGGTCAGCCCGTCAAAGGTTTCATTGCCACGCTTGCGGAATGCCTCGCAGGCAGTATCTGTCCAATACTCGTAAATGTCCCATTCGTCACCGTTCTCATCAAAGTCCGTGTAGACTCGCAGAACTGCCAGCAGCTTCTTGTCGAGCTTGCGGGACCATACCGGGATAATCTGATAGCTGGGCACAACACCATAAGAAAAGCCTGCTGTTTCATCCATCCAGTAATGGAGCCATGCAACACCCGCATTGCTGGCGTTGATACAAAGCTCTTTGACCTTTTGGGCGTATCGGTCACCCAAGTCCTCTGCCACCGCCTTATTCAGCCCGTCATTGCCCACATCGAACAACGGCGGCGCCGTGAACATATAGCCAGCCTTCTGATTGACTAACAGCTGATAGAAAGAAAACGGTATTTTGTTGTCAGCATTACGCAAGGGGTTATCAGCTTCATCCTGCCCCTTCTGATGCTTCGGTTTGCGGAAGATAATATCGTTCTTTACCCGATAGTACCTGTCCCCCTCAGCGGCCCTGCTCATGAAATCTGCATGGCCCTGCACATGCTTATTAATCAGCTTTTTTGCTACTTCAATTTCCACTGAATCACCTCCTTATCTAAAAATCCGAATACCGCCCGCTTTCATGAGCTCACTGCATCCATAGCGGACCGCATCAATTGCGTGATTATTTTCATCGGGATAAGCGGAAACAAATTGCCCCTGCCGGTTCCGCTGGTACTCATAGGTCACAAACTCGCGGTAGGCATTGGGGCATCTACGCTTATCAATATAGATTTTTGCCCGATCCTGCAGCCACTTGATACCATGTTCCACAGAATCGCGGCCTTTGCGGGCTCCTGTGATACGCAGGCCGTAATCCCTCATCTCTGCAATGGATTTCGGCTCAGCAGAATCAGCAATAAGGCGGTCGTTCTTGACTCTCGGTTTAAGCATCTCAGCCGCCATACTGTTTTTTAGTTTCTGCTGGTAAATCTCATCGAAGATATACAGTTCTTCCCGCTTGGCATCGTAATGCATCCCTACGTACGCCAGCGGGTCCATGGAGAAGCCGAAGTCAAGGCCGTGGTATAAATGGTCAAAGGCGGCAATATCATCGTCAGAGAGGCGCTTATCCTCCACATTGTCAAATACTGCGCCGCCGGTGCCGGTGACTTCCCCCAGATATTCATGCCGGTAAGCCTGTTCATTCTTCTCCTTTAGGCGGGCGGCATCGTTAAAGAACTGCTCGCCTAGCCATTCCTCCGGCACCGTCTGATAAGTGGAGTGATGCACCAGCCTTGTGTCATCGTCCAGCAGCTGCTCCTCATTTACCCAGGAATTTTGACTCTTGGGCGGGTTGAAGGAACAGAACTCCCAATATTTAGGGCCGCCACGCAAAAGCGACTGATTGAGGTTTCGTATTTCCTCCATGCCGCTGAACTGGTCAAGCTCCTCCAGCCAAACTATCCCGATGTAGCCAAAGGGCAATTTGATGGACTTGATTTTCTGCGGGTCATCACAGCCAAAGAACAGGATTTTCTGACCTGTCGCTTTGTAGGTGATTTCATGCGGGCTGGTCTTGTACTTGAATTTGTCGATGAGGCCCAGCTGCTCGATTCCCCATTGTACCTGCGGATATACGCTGTTCTTGATAGTGTTGCCGACCTTGCGGAGCACCACCGCATGGCATTCAGGATTTTGGATTAAAAGCTGGGGGATCTCGGTGCTGATGAAAGATGACTTGGTGGAACCACGGCCGCCCTTCATCCAGTAATAAGTATGGCCATGCCGTTTGATATCCTGATGAACGCCCCAGAACGACCGGGCCACAATATTACTCAGCCTTATCGTCGTCATCCGTGTCGTCCTCCCTCAAATCATCAACAATCTGCACCGACTCTACGCCGTTCGCTTTCTCCAAGCTTTCCAGTTCGGAGGCAAGGCGCTTAATGCGGGCCTCCTGTTCTGCCACATCCATCTGACGCGGGAAGCGCTTGAGAAGCTGCTGAGCGGCGTTGAGTCTGTCCTTCGAGGATATTCTTGTCTCGATTATTCGGGCTTCGCTGCAACCTTCGCCAGTGCCCTCAGTTACGATGTTTTCATCCGTCAGTTCTCCGCGCAATGCTGATGTGAGAAACTCCATGACCTCAGTCACATTTGCAATCCGCTTGCTCTCGATTTCCTTGAGCCGGGCCTCGATAGCCTGCTGGATGACAGGTTTTGTCATGTTCTCCGACGATATCCTGTTGGCTATCTTTGAACTATATCCTGCCCTTCTTGCCGCCTCACTGGCGTTGCCTGTCTCAATATACGCATCCACGAATCGCTTCTGCTTTTCTGTCAATTTCACATCATCACCACACTCCCATAATGAACTGCAACAGAAAAGACCGCCCATAACAGACGGCCTTTCCTTGAACTGAATATTTCAGGGGTTTCCTTAATTGTTCCACAGTAATAGCATACCACGGTTTTTGTCAATAAAAGTGCTTCCCCGCTAAAATTATTTTAGTCGCAAGTGAATTTCCACAACCCTATCCAGAATCTGATGCCACCATGCTTTTATGGTGCGGTCACTCACCCAGCCATTCCCATTGATGTATCTCTTGCTGATTTCTTCGCTATATCTACGCTGCGTATATAGCACCCACATCCTTTGGCCCCGCCAAAATTTCTTTTGTTGCTCAGCCTCCTGCCGGCAGGCAATAAAGATTCTCTTGCGTTCCCCGAAGGTCCGCAGTGCAATCCCCACTGCTCTAAGCCACAGATATCTAGGACGCTCAGCATCATAATCGGCAGACTTAATAGCCATATCCTCCACTGGATGCCCGGGCAGATTACCTTTACCGCCACCAATGTTGGTATCCACTGGCGGGCGGCTCTGCTCAAGCCAATCCCTTTTTTTACGTTCATAGTCCTTTTTATGCTTTTCATAGTTCAGGATAAAATCTTCTGCCAGCTTACGGTCTTCGTTCATGCTCTTGACAATATCCTGCTCGTTATTTTCCATCGCGTAGCCCCATCTCCTTAATCTCCTGCATACCGATAAGCCGGTCAAGATACCAGCGGGCCTTTTTCAGCGACTCAGCCCCGCCCTTTTCTCTGTATCGGCAAACATACTTAAGTATATTGCCCTGATAATAATATTCCGCGCCCTCGCCACAAGCAGCGTCTATAAAATCTATGGTTTCGCCGCCTCCGGGCAGTTTGTAATGCGCCGGATGATTAACATTGTCAGTCATCTGAACCACCTACCATTTCATTGATTATCCGTAACGCTTCACAGACAGCCCAACTAACGCCCATATCGTATTCCTCATCGCAACACGTTTCTATACAACCAATTCGCTCCATCACTTCTTTTGCAAAATCAATTTTGCCTTGCACATAACCTTTTCCATAGTAAAACTGCTCACGTTCAGTCATTTTCTCTGCCATCCAAACCACTCTCCTTAACCCATATTTGCGTAACTATCCCAATAGCACCACAATGTAAGCACCTGTACTTTTGCTGAAACTCTTTTTGATTCCCAGCATCACTTTCTACGGGCTTTCCAATCCTTTCTAATTCGTGATGATGGCAATGCTCACAATTCATAACAACCCAATTTGCCATTCGTTTTGAATATCTTAGGACGCACCAGATATACGTTAACTTCTCTCGCCACGATAAATCATTTTTAACTGCTTGTCTTTCTGCCATCCTCGCCACGCTCCTAATCAACGCGTTCTCCAGATTTCTAAATAGGGCCTAACTCCTCCGGGCGAATGCCATCGCCCATCAAAATACGCATGCAGCATTTCAATCTGCTCGTTTATTTTCGCCAGCAGTTCCGGCTCGCCGCCTTGCTTGATAAGTGCTTTACGAATCGCATAAAATTCTGCAAGCGTCAACCTGATTTCAAATCTTTTCCTGCTGGCCAATGCTTTCACGCTCCAATCGCTTAACCCTTTTATACAAATCATCCAACAGCCTATTCACACGCTTACGCTCAGAACTAATCTCACGGGACATGTCATATCCGATTAAAGCCATAGCTGTTAAGACTATTATTTGCTCAATCGTCATTAAGCCTGCCCCCTCTTAATCACATCGAAAACAGCATAGAATTTCTGCACCGTCACTTCCAGATGAATATCTTCCCCGAATTCAATGCCCAGCATGTTGGCCCCGCTGGAAGAAGGACGGAACCGCCACAACTCGCCCTCATGGTAATCAATCGCCGCCGTTCCGGCAGGCCCCGCAATCAGAAAACGCCCATCAGCTTTTACTTTCGCAATTCCACTCATTCAATCTGCCTCCTTATTCCCATCCGTTCACAAGGCCAATAGCTATAACCGCGGCCTTCATAGATTTGTACTTCCTTTCCTCAACCTTGCGGGCGGCTGCCACAATACCATCAAGAACTAGCGGCTCCGGCTCATCTGGTTCAGGTTCGGGCTCGGGCTCGGGTTCGGGTTCGGGGTCCTGCGGCTCCGGTTCCTTGTGAGTAGGATGCAGGCGTTCAAGTAATTCGTCCTTGGAGATGGTTTTCATCTTTTGTGGTTCGTCAACCTGCTTTTTCGGCTTATCCCCAAAATAGCGCTCCAGTTCCTCTGGCGTTGCCTTCCGCGAGTGACACTCAAAAACCATGCTCCCACGGCACTCATTTTCCTTATTGCGTACCGGCGTTCCGCCGCTCATATTGACCTGCCCTAATGCATTAACCATAGTCAGCCCTTCTTTCTTTCCGCCAGCTTCTTTTTCTCAGCTTCCAAAAACTTCCTGAACGCATCCTCACGTTGTTGCATTTCACGATGGCGCTGGTCGCGCTTTGCTATATGTCGCATAGGTTGAACCCTCCACAAAAAACGCTTAATCATGCCTCTGCCCTTTCATTATCTGCCTTGCCTTGCGTTCCTGCCGATGACGCTCATGGTAGGTATACGCCCAGACGCCCCACGTTGGGGAAGTCCGAATAATCTTATGGTGCCGCTTATCAATCTTTATCAATCTGCTGCCCCCTCGTACACTCATAACACCTGTCGTTCATCTTGGCGCCCATGAAGAACAATAAAGTAATGCTGGCGCCGATACTGCCGAAGAACATTCCCGCAATAAAGGCAATCATGCCGCCACCTTCTTGCTCATAATCTTAACCATCTGCTCATTGATTTCATCATAGGTGATTTTCTTGTCCCCGATTTCATCGCTCAGGGCCGCACAATATCCGTAGGCCTTCCCCAGCCGCTTTTTCTTATAGCCGAATTCATCCAGCATGGCCATAAGGAAGGCCGCCGACATCTGCTGCACGGCCTTAAACTCAATCTGCCGGTGATGGCTGGCTTTCGGGTTATTCACAGCCAGCCCGCACTCTAACCCGATATCGTTGCTAAGAAATTCGGCAATTTCGGGCAGGGTAACATATTTGCCGATGATGCACTCAAAGACATTCTGCATTTTATCCCGCAGGCGTTCCAGACGGGAACGGCCAAAGCCCTCGTACTGGTGCATGGCATAAAGGAAAACCGCGCTGAGATTCCGCAGGGCCGTTTTACGCACGCACATATCGGCAGCCATCTGATACCGATAGGCCATTTTTACATCACGCTCTGCCCGGTTAGCGGTTCTGTGCGCCTTGTGTTCATTGCCCCGCATAGCCAAATCCCGCTTGCGGGCCATTTTCTTGGCAAAGCTCATACTCAGTCATCCTCCCCCTGCTCCAGCAGATAATGCCGCACATAGTTCTTGTTATTGATAAACTCAATCCCCGCCTCGATTTCGGACCGGCTAAACTCCATCGCGATAAACGTCCAAAGGCAGGTTATAGTGTCCATGGCCTCAAACATCACTTCGGCGCGATGCTTCATATCAGGATTATTGCGGTACATTGCCAGCGCCTGCACCAGCTCCTCCAGTTCCTTGCCGCAATGCTCCAACTGTTTTTCCATGGTTTCCTCGGGCTTACAAACTTTCAAATGCATTCTATTTTCCTCCATATTCACGAATCTTTGCCTTTACGGCGTTCAACAGGGCATCCTGCCCCGCGGCTTTAGTCTGCAGGGCTTTCATTACCTGCTCGTCCATAGTTCCTTTGGTCACAATATGGTTGATAATCACCGGCTTATCCTGCCCCTGACGGTATAACCTCGCGTTGGCCTGCTGGTACTGCTCAAGGCTCCATGTCAGCCCAAACCACACGATGATATTGCCGCCCGCCTGCAGATTTAATCCATAAGCGCAGGATGCAGGGTGCGCAAGCAGCATCGGGATTTCCCCGCGGTTCCATTCCTGCATCTCGACGGCCCCCGTCAAGAGTTTCGCTTCCGGAAAGTTCTGCTGCAGTTTCTCAAGGTCATGCTTATAAGCATAAAATACCAAAATGGGCTTTCCCTCATTGGCCTCCACAATTTCAGCCAGCTTATCAATCTTGGCATCATGGACGTCAACGATATTCCCATCGTCGGTATAAATACTGCCGTTGGCCAGCTGCAGGAGTTTATTACTAAGAGTCGCTGCAGTCATGGCGGTGATTTCATCATCAGTTCCCAGCCCCAGTACCAATTCCTTTTCCATGGTTCTGTAGGTCTTTTGCGCCTTGGAATCCATTTCCACGCGAATGACATTATCAATCCTTGGCGGCAGTTTCAGATAATCCCCGGCTTTAAGGCTCATAACCTCCGGCGCAATGGCATCATAGATTTCCTGCTCTGCCTTATCATCACGCAGGCGGTAACTGTAGACGATATAGCCATTAGTCTGGGCCGGTCTGAAATACCGGGTACGGTAAGAAGTGATGGTTTTGCCAAGTGCCTCTCCGCCGTCCAGCAGATAAATCTGACTCCATATATCCATCAGCGTATTAGGTGCCGGCGTTCCTGTCAGCAGTACCACCCTGTCAAAGCTGGGCCGCGCTCTTCGCAGGGCCTTAAACCTCTTTGCCTGCGGATTCTTGAAACTCGATGACTCATCCAGCACCAGCATATCGAAAGGCAGCCGGTACCCGTAATACTCACAAAGCCATGTGACACTGTCACGGCTGATAACATAACAGTCTGCATCACGTTCAAGCGCCATAACACGCTGTCTGGGAGTTCCCAGCACCGTGGAAAATCTCAACTGGAGGTGCTGCCACTTCTTCGCTTCATCCTGCCATGTTGACTCTGCCACCGTCCTTGGTGCCACAATCAGCACCTTACGGACGGCGAACATGTCATAAATCAGATTCTGAATAGCCGTCAGAGTGATGATGGTTTTGCCTAGCCTAAGCCCATATCAAGGAACAGGCCGTATTTCGGGAACCGCTCCAAGCGGTCAATCGCTTCGGATTGATACGCATGTGGTATGAACTTCACTTGGCATCACCTTCTTTCTTGGTCCATTCCAGAACCATTTCAATCTCAACCTCATTTTCCACTTTGAAATACTCCACCTGATACCGGCGGAGTTTACCCCGCCATAACTTCTGCAGCGGCCTCAGCTTTCCGCCTGGCCGTTTCAGCTCCACAAAACACATCCTGCCTGATGGCGTAATAATCAGCCGGTCGGGAACACCCGCATTGCCGGGGCTGACAAATTTCAGCACCAGACAACCGGATTTCTCCAACCTCACCTTCAATTTCTTCTCTACATCCTTCTCCAAAATGTCCGTCACTCACAAACACACCTCATTTTCTCCACTTTTCAAAACTGATTTAAGGGTCCAAGGTGTCCAATTTTTGCAAGGTTTTATAGTTTATATAGAATTAGGGGCGTTAGGGGCGATTAGGCATATAGCCTCGCGCGTATACGCGCCTAAATAACCATATAACTCTTATATATAAATAATTGGACACTTTGGACACCATACATCATAACCCCTTATATTTACTAGCATTGCGCGGTGTCCAATTCGGTGTCCAATTCATTTTTAATTGGACACTTTGGACACCGCTGTAAGGTGTCCAATTACAATAAATCTTCCATAGGGTGTTCAATTTCGGATGTGTATTGGACACCCCTGCATTGTTCTTCATCTACGGACACTCTGACAAAAGCTCTTTGTGAACCATAATGCTTAAACTTTAAGCGTCCTCTGCCTCCCCCGCCTTTTTTAGGCTTCCATCCCGGCATCTGCAGCAGAATGGAATTAATCTCTCTGGCGTCAACGTTTTTCATGGCTGCCCGGTTGTTCTCGAAAAGCTCACACCATATTTCCATAGCGCAAACCTTGTCGCGAACCACCTCACCAGCTGGCGGCTCTATCATATCGCCACGCAAAAACTGCCGCCGCGTATTAAGGTCCCAGTCATCCCAGCTTTCCGGAAGCAATGTATCAAGATAATCCTGCACCAGGCCGAACTTCTCGGAGCCTTCTGAGTGCTCTTCCTGAATCTCAGCCGCCTGCTTCTGCATCTCCTCGCTAAGCATCATGCTCTTATCCTCTTTCCAGATTTCCAAAAGCTCTGCCCAGCATTGGGCCGCCTCGGCCTTGGTGAACTCTTTCAGCGGTTTTACGCCGCCGCCCATGCAAGGCACGATAAGGAATCGGCGGGCACCGGTGCGGTCTTTGAGGAAAGCATCTTCATTAGTGGTAGCTGCAAAAATGCACTGGCGTGGAAATTCTCCCGTCCTGTGACCATACGGCAAGCGGAACTTATCCACCTGTCGGCTGATAAACGCCTTCATCTGGTCATTTTCGGCACGTTTTGCGGCCTGCATTTCTGCCAGTTCTACCACAAGGCTCCCCTGCAGCTGTTCAATAACATCCTTTCCCTGCAGGGAAATAATGGAATCATTGAACCATGCACCGCCCATACGGTTGAGGATGGTTGATTTGCCGATCCCCTGCGGCCCTGTGAGCACAAGGCAGGTATCAAACTTAATGCCGGGGACAAAGCAACGGGCAACGCCGGCCTTAAAGAACAGTGTCGTAACGGCCTCGGTGTACTCGCAGTCCTCTGCGCCTAAGTAATCGATAAGGATACGGCTGACACGGGGCTTTCCATCCCACTTGAGTGTGTTCCACCAGTCAATGACCTGATGGAAATGGGCTTTTTGTGTCACTTCCGTAAAGGCGTCATCGATGAGCGCCTTGCCTGTAAGATTCCTGTAGGTTGTGCTGATATAGTTCCTAAGCTGGGCGTCGTCAGCATCCGTCCACACATCCCCGTCCTTCTTGCGCATCCTGCGCCAGGGTAAATCCCGCTTCAAAAGGACGCGGTGGCTGAAATCATCCAAAGCCGCCATTCCTTTGAGTCGCGGGTCATTTTCGAGGATGAGAAGGAAGTTGCCGGCGGTGGCCTTGATGGTTCTGCCATCCTTACCGCCACGCTCCAGCGCCGTCAGCCAGTTAAAGGCCTCATCCCCGGCGCCTTCGCCGTCCAGCAGATCATCGCTAAAGTCACCGGCGATTTCTGCCATCTGCACCTTCGCCACGTTGGCGTCCTGCTGGGCAAACTCTGCCATGGCCATGTAACTCGGACGCTTATTGATAGGCGTGTCTTCCTTGATATCATCATCCCGCTCGATGAACTTATTGAGCCGGACAAGGTCAAAAGCATTGACATCCTGCCCGCTGATGGGGTCCGTCGCGTGATGGCTGTAAGCGTGCAGGTCGTCATCATAGATAATGACGCCGCCTGTAGTCGAGCCTTCGGCATAGGTGTAACGGTTCGGGATATCACAGGGCGTATAGACTTCCGGCAGAAAAGCCGCGATGGCTTCCGTAATGCTATAGGCCTTGCAGAAGTCCCCGACAATACCTTTCTTTTCCCGCGGGTCCCCCAGCTTCTTGAGTTCCCGCTGATGGGCCACTGTCTCTGCCTTGGCAATCGGCCATGTTGTGGCGTCCTGCCAGTTCTCATAGGAGCTGAGTATCGCATCAACATCCAGCAGACTGCCCTCGCTGATTTCCTTGATATACTCGCCATCTTTACTGTGACTTGGCCAGTACATAAAACGTGAGGCCTCATAGGTCGTCGGGTCCATGGCCTCGATATCAATGCGCTGGGCAATCCTGCGGCCTATCGGCTCATACTCATCGGGGCTGACCTTACGGCTCAGCGGAACCACCAAACGGAAACGGGGCTTGTCTGCCGTGTGGCTGTGGGTGGAGTAAACCGCCCATGCCGTTCCCGTCAGCTGTTCCCTGACAGAAGTAAGGAAGGCGTCCCCTTTGCTGATACGGTCTGCATCCAGCGTCAGCAGCACTCTGTTTTTGACCTTATCCTTTTTCCGGAGGCCGTCTTCCAGATAACCGCCGACAAAGCCGCCGGTATCCTTCGCCTGCCCCTTTTCGGTTTTGGTCATTGCCTTGTACTCGGCCGCCGTCTCGCTGGTGACTATCGGCTCCTCGATAGTATGGCAGAACTCCTGCCAGGTCATTTCCCTATTGGTCCATTGCTTAGTATTGCGCGTCGGTGCGGTTGCTATATTGAATTTGAACAATGACCGCGCCTCCTTAGTCTTTCATATAATAGTTATTTTCGAATCCGTCGGCATTCATCAAAAGGCCCTCATTCCACGGCTCATTCTGTGTCATGATAGCCACGGCATCTTCGAGGCTCCCTTCCCCTTTGGGAACTTCCAGAACAACCTCATCATGGATATGGGCACATATCTTATAAGACGCATGCTTGCACTCTTTGAGCCGCTTCATGGCGGCGCAGAGGCAGTCGCGGGCAATAGCCTGTATAAGATTCTCTGTCAGCTTGCCGCCCCATGTCTCTGTCTTCGCCCATTTCTTGGCCTGCTGATTCATGCTCTTGAAGATAATGGCGGGCTTATCAAACTTATTGCTGGCAATGGTGGCGTCCTTATAGCGCAGCTTCCTGCCGGTTGGCAGTACCAGCATAAGACTGTCCTCGAACCATTCCAGGGCAATGTTGCGGTACTGCGGCAGATGAATCGTACGCTTTGTACGGATGCACTCAAGAGCCGCATTTTCAAGCTCATGCCACAGCTTTGGAATCCTTGGCGATGCCGCCCGCCACTTTTGTACAATATCCTCCAGCTCCGGGTCTGACAGTCCCATCTTATCTGCGCCGAAGTTTTTGAGCGCCGCGATGCCGCCGCCATAGCCAAGCGCCAGCTCCGCAATCTTCCCCTTTTGTCTGAGTTCCCCGTTCTCACCATGTTTGACTACCTTGCAGTGAAACATCTGTGAAGCTGAGGCGCAGTAAATATCTTCCCCATTGGCAAAGGCATCCTGCCGCCATTTCTCCTGCGCTACCCAGGCGATAACGCGGGCCTCGATGGCGGAAAAGTCAGCCACTACAAAGCGGGTACCGTCCGGGGCCACCAGCGCCGTACGAACTAACTGCTTGAGCGTGTCCGGCACATTGTAGAGCATTTCCATCATTTCGGTATCTCCGTCAATAACGCAGTTTCTTGCATCATCGAGGTCGGACATGTAATTTCGCGGCAGATTCTGCAGCTGGACATTTCGGCCGGCAAAACGCCCCGTCCGCTGGGCACCATAAAACTGAAACAGGTCATGGATGCGGCCGTCAGAGCATACCGACTCTTTCATCGCCTGATACTTCTTAACGGAAGTATTGCCAAGGCTCTGGCGAATCGTGAGGAGCCTGCGCACAGGTTCCGGAATTTCCCGGCTGAGCAGGTCGGCAATCGCGGCCTTATCCAGACAGGTGATTTCCTCCCCCAGCATCGTGCCAAGCCACTTCTTTAACTGCAGCGGACTGTTTGGATTATCCAGTCCTGTGAGCTGGCGGGCTTCTTCCATGAGCACCTCGCCGTGTTCCTCGTTCATACGGATGGCGTTGTCCACGAGGGTCATATCAATGGCAATGCCGTTGTTATTGATCCAGCGGTCAATCAGCCACATTTCATGTTCCTCGGGACTTGGGCGGTTGCTTATCAGTGCGTTGCGGATGGCCCTTTCCGTCACAACATCCTGCGCGTTGTATTCCTTGAAAATTTCCCATTTGTCCGGGGCATCACCGGGCCTGTTGCGGGTACGGCCGCCGTTGCTCTTTGTGGGGCTGCAGGGAACGCAGAAATACTTGATTAGCGCCTTGCCTCGGGTGTCCTTCTGTTTATCTTCCGGAAAGCCAAGTATCTTGGCGTCCACCCCCAGCCCTGCAGGAAGGGAGTTATAAAGAGCAAGGACGGAATCACATTCCCACTGGTCATCCGGAACTGCATCCGCACCAAAGGCCGCCTTCAGGCAGGTAATCTCGAAATTGGCATTGTATGCGGTCTTTAGTATTTTGGGGTCACGCAGTGCATTGAAAACATCGGGCGGAATCTGTTCGCCTGCGGTGAAATCAACCACTGTCACCGGCCCATCATCGAAACAGTATGCAAAAAGCAGTATCTCAAAATCATCGGCGTCCACATATTTGTGAACGCCGTACTTTATATGATTTGAGCTGTATGTTTCGATGTCCACGCACATTACAGTGGACATAGCATACTCCTTTCTTACAGCAGGTCTTCGGCATCACCCAGCAGGCTGTCATCGAAGTCACTATCCGAAACAACCGTGCCGCCCAGGCTGTCACCATCCTTAATCTTGCGGACACCCAGAAGGCCTACACCGATACCTTTGTTGCCGTTGGAGTTATAGGGGAAAATCGAGAGAACTGCCTGCACCCAGCAGCCGGAATAGATTTCATCAGGGTCAGCAATTTCCACCATATCGCGGTTCAGTACACGGGGCTTATGGTCAACATTGGCGTTGGCATTGAGGAAGTAGGAATCAGCATAGGCCGCATCCTCCGGCCGGTCCGTATCACCATCGCGCAGGGGAATACGGATACCGGTATTCTTGCCGCCCCATTTTGCAATAGCGTCCTTATCATTCTTCATGGCCTCAATGGCGTTCTCAATGATAGCTACGCCCTTCTTATCCGACTTCGGGATAATGAAGGAAGCAGAGTATTTCTCGACATCGCTGCCCATCATGGCCGCAGGAGTCAACAGGTGAGCAAAGGAAAGACGAACAAGACCAGTAGTGATTTTCATAATGTTTTACCTCCAAAGTAATCAGTTAAGTAAAGAATCGTCAAAGTCTGACGCGGCTATATTATCAAGCTCCATGGGCGGGCGCTTGTCGCTTTCAGCAACCAACGTGGGTTTGCCCTGAGGCTTCACAATCACATCTTTGAGCAGTTCGCTCAGTTTTTTCTTGCCGACAAGCTTCTCCAGCGTTGTCAGCGTATGAAGTTCCTGTGGCTTATAGATATCTGCCTCAGCATATCCTTCCTGCAGCAGAATGCCTGACGCCAGTGCAGGGTCTGACAGCTTGCGGGAGCTTCGGCCGGCCACTACTTTCAGCCCCGGCCATTCCTGCCCCTCGATGGCTTTTGCCAGCGCATAGTCTTCAATGTCTGTCAGCCACTTCTTGATTTCCTTGGCCTTCAGAACGATGTCGGCTATCTCATCCGCCCGCAGGTCGGAACTCGTAAGGTCGGTTTTCACCGAGGCCAGCATATAATCTGCCAGCTGGCGGCAGGTTTCCCGGCAACGGCAGAAACGGCAATGTTCGCCTGCGGCCTTCTCGCCTTCGCCCTTATAGGCTTGCTGGGCAATGGGCTTGACGGTTTCGCCCCATTCCAGAAGTTCCTTTTCCGTGAGTTCATCACTTGACACCGAATCAAGCCGCGGCTGGATGATGGTCATGCGAATCTTGCTGACATCATAGAGCAGGTAGTTATCGTTATAGGCCCCCAGAGCGTACAGGCGCATCTGCGTATTGCCCACAGCATCCACAGGCACTCCTTTGCCATACTTGAGGTCACAGACTTCCAAACCGCCATCGGATACGATAACAAGGTCACCCGTGCCAAAGCCTTCCGGCACCCATGCGCTGAAATCCAGCCGTTGTTCCACCATAATCTTGGCGTCCCCCGATGCTTTTCGCGCGGCGTTGATTTTCTCGATACAGACATCCAGATAACGGCCGGTGGCTTCCCACATTTCATCGTCTACCGGGTACTCATAATGTTCGCCCATCTGTCTGGGGATAGAGATGGACTTCAACCGCTCCTTGGCGACCTTCCCTGTCCGGAGAAAATGCCGGAGCCGCAATTCTGCCACCGCATGAGCCGCCGTTCCTTCCTCCGCATAACTGGAGGTCTTATCGGGGACAGCCGCTTCCAGCTTCGCCGATGGCGGACAATGCAGCCATCTGTGGGAGCCGGAAGCACTAAGCATTGCATGTACTTCAGGCAACTTTGTCACCTCCAATAAGTGCTTTCAGTGAATCAATCTGGGCACGGGTTTCAATCTCGCCTACCCGCTTCAGACTGTTCTCTTTAAGCCATGCCGCAATCTTCGGCTGATTGGTGGCTTTATCGGCCTTCATGAATTCCCCGGCCTTGCCCCGGATAGCTTCGATTTCCTCTGTGGTCGGTTTATCTGCGGCCTCTGCTTTCTTCGGCTCCGGTTCCTTCACCAGGTCATTGATTTCCTTTGCCTTAGCAGGGCTCACAGGAGCGCCCGAGAGCGGCTTTTCCGCCGTCTTGGTATCCTTGGCAGCCTTTGCCTTTTCGGCGGGCTTAGCGGGCGCCTTGGGCGGTTCCACCGTCTTTTCCGGCAGATGGGCATTCACATTACCGCTGTGTGCCATGCTGACCGCCGCCAGACACCCCGCAATATCAGACAGGGCATTCACAAAATTTTCGTCAAAGTGTACGTTTACGTTGATATCCATAGATTTTTCATAACCTCCTGTGGTAAAATCAGACTATAAAATCCTTTTGGAGTGGGGTTTTATTCGGGTCGTTCCTGTTGGCGCAGGAGCGACCTTTTTATTGCGCCTCTGTCTCTATTGCTGGCGCCAGCAACAATAAGCATTTGACGCTCTTCCGGTGTTACCCCCGGTGAAGCTCCTTTACAGTAGCTGGCGGGTAACCGGCAGGACAGGCACCCATATCCGGGCTTACATGTAACTGCTTGCGTCTTAATCACTCTCCTCATACATTTCCGCAGCCAAAAGTTTTACCGCCTTGTTCAGGTCTTCGCCGATTTTCTCCAGCAGTACCCCTTTTTCCGTATGGGCGTCCCAAATAAGGAAGGCCACCGCACTGATAAATTCGGGGTAATCACAATATGTACAGACGGCAAGCTTGTCCGAGTCCTGTTCGAGGTAGGCCATTACAGCCATATCCGTATGGTCTATGACATAATCAGCGTGTTTTTCGACTTTCGTCATCTATTCTCAACCTCCGATTTCTTTATCCAGTAGCTGATAGTTACCTTGTCGCCGGGCTGAACCTGTTCCTTGCTATCAATCAGCCAAGGATTCAGCTCCTTGATACCCTCTTTGAACTCCAGAATATAGCGCCGCCCGCCAGTATTTTTCTGCAGATACTCCTCGGAAATAGACCACAAAGTATCGCCGGGCTGTACCGTGTAGACTGTTTCCACTCTCACTTGGTCACCGTCGTAAAAGCCAGCGCAAATTACTGCGGCCCCGATGATGGCGGTACCGGCAAGAAACTTCTTAAGTGCCGACTCAATGCCACGTTTGTGAGCCCGCGCCTCCTCGACTCGCTCCAAAAAATCCGTCATGACTGAACCTCCTTATTGGCGTAGGTCTCAATATCTGCTATCACATCAAGGTATTCCTTACCGAGAATCTGCCCGATTATATGAGCGTCCCGCTCTGCCCGGAACCGCAGTTCTGCGCCATGTTCTTTACCTGCGGCATACTGCACGGCCCTGTGGTAAAGCCCCTCAGCACGCTCTGCCACTCTCATGGCCTCCTGCTCTGTCATCGTGTCCACCTCCTACTGGCGCGGGTTTCAGCTTCACCCGCTTTTTGCATACTATCCAAATCAACTCTTCAAACACCTCTGCTTTGCTTACAGTCCCGAATGACTCGGCCACCGTAATTTCCTTTTTTCGGGCCATAGTAACGACCTCCCTTACTTCATCACTTCCAACACACTCTCGTGCCAGTTAATCACATAACCGCTATGTCCGTTGCGGGTAAAAGGCTTGTTCTCGCCGTAGGCTCTACCTTTTTCGGTCAGCGTCCACTGCCCATTTACTCTGTGCTGGAGCCCTAGTTCCGTCAACTTGCGGTTGACCGCCGCTGGGTCAGGCGTGCCCTTGCCGTTCACTATCCCCAGCGCCTTGGCTATGCCGGTTGAAGAAATGCCTTCCGTTTTTCTTTTCATGAATGCCCGAAGTGGCTCAAAATTCACGCCGTAGCGGTCAGCGCAGAGCTTTTCGGCAACATCCCAGGCGCGTTCGCTACTGCACCCGAAAGTTTTCATCAGCTCATCATGTGTGCCCACGAGGTCAATAACTGCATCAGATACCATCATTTGCTTCATGCCCGTGCCTCCGTTTCTAACGCACCATACTCTTTAGCGGCTTTCAAAAAATCCTTTTCTTCCGGCTGTCGATTTTCTTTAGCTGCATAAGCTGCCGCCGCACTCGCGATTGTGATGCCAAAAGAAAAGGCTCCCTGCTCCGCCGCGGTGATATTCTGGCAAATCAGCTCTATCAACTTGTTATTTTGTTCAACCGTGATAGGCAAGCTGTCTAAATAATTACTGACTGCTAAAGTCGTTGACTCAAAAGCCTCTGTACGGCCAACCCTTACATCCAAATATGATTCTTTATCCATAAAAAACTCTCCTTACGCTGCAATCTCACCATTCAACAACTTATCCGCAATTCGCAGAGCATCGTCCAGCAACCCTTTTGCCTCCAAAAATTCAGGCACGGACGGCTTTTTCTTTAAGCCTTTCTCCTTCATGTAGTAGGAAATGGAATTGCCTAAGCTGGTATGGTAGGCCATATTGTATGCCGCTTTGAAGCGGTGCCATCCTTCGCGATAGGCCAGGCCGTTCTTTGCCGCATAGGCCTGAATCATCGCCACAAGCTTCTGCCGTTTTGTGCCCTCGGTACATACGCCATTGAGGGTATCAATTCGGGCTGACTGGATTTTCTGCTCTTTGCGGATTTCCTCGTTATCGAGTCGCAGGCGGGCAAGTTCCCGCTCCTGCTCTACCAGTTGCTGGGCGGCCTGTGCAAGTATCTCTACCTGGCTCATTGGCTTGCTGTAACTTCCCGTCTTGCGGATTTGTGGCAGCACCTCACTCGTTACCCAGTGCTTAAATTTCTTTGCGGTGGGGAGTTTACTGCCAAAGACTAATGCGTACAAACCGGACTCGTTGATGATGGCCAAATCTTGCTTACCACCAAGGGTGTCACATTTCGTTACCCCCTTATCTTCTTCGTCCACGTGGTCAGCAATGGCCTTGCGCGTATTGGTGTAGCCAAGTTTTTCAGCCACATCCTTACCGACCAGCCAAGGTTCTCCCTCAATATCCATTACACGAACATCTCCGAACTCTGGATTGTTGAAGATTTGAATTTCTTTTCCCAACGTTTCTTCCTCCTTCTGTTTGCCACTATATGTGTCATTAATCAGCAAAAAAAATTGCTTGTACAGACTTGCCGAAGAATTTAGCAAATCGTACTTTCACCTCATCACGTGGAATACGCTCGCCATTCTCATACATTGATAATGCGGAAAGACTTACGCCACAAGCATTGGCAACGGATTCGCGCGGAAGGTGCCCCCTAAGTTGGCGAAGCCGTTCACCAATTTTGTTCTTATCGGGCAT